ACATTTCTTCCTGCTCCACCCGCATGATCGGTGTTAGCTAAAGTAAATGCTGCAGTTGGTCTAGCGGCAGCAGCTATTCTTGTAGTGCTTGCTGCATTTTCATCACTAACTGTGAGTGCTCGTACGTCTGAACGACCTGCCATATCACTCTCCTAACTAAGCTTCGTAACCCATTAATTCAATTAACAATTTACCTGCTGTATAATCAGCATCTGTTGTATCACCAAGTGTTAAGTATAAAAACTCGTCAGCGGCAGGAACAGCAGTAAAGAAAACTTTACTTCCAAGTGTTGCATCACCAGCGTTAACTAATAATGTTTCAGTTAAATCGCCAATTGCTCCGTCTTCAACACCTGTGCCCTCTGTGGCAGAATGTACGTTAATGTCTGGATCACCACCTGCAGGTGCTTCAAAACATTCCATACTACCTGTTAAGATTGTACCATTTCTAGCAGCAGTTATTTGACCTATGTGACAAACATTAGATGTTCCATTTACACCAATTATGTCGCCAGATGCAGTTGATCTTAAACCAGTTAAATCTATTAATATTCTTGTTGTGATGATACCACCTGATCTCATAACAGAGCTTCTGTAAATGGTTCCTGTTCCACCAGTGATACCAGTACCAGCTTCTGTTGGCATTGTATTAGCATCAAAAGATGCAATACCGCTTGAATCAATACTAGATTGTGTAGTGAATGCTCCAGTTGTAGCGTTTTTACTTACTGATGTAAAACCACCCTCTGATCGGACTGGACCCGAAAAAGTTGTATTAGCCATATGAATCTCCTTGTCTTGGCCAATGTCGAAGTTAATTCTTCGTCAAGGTATAAAAACTATAACATAAAAAAAGAGCGACTGTAAAGTCGCTCCTTATATTCCTACTCGGTGAGGATTAGGAATTTAAATTATGCACCTTTTGATCCAAAGACACATCTTGGATCAGAGAATCCAAAACTGTATCTTTCTCTGGCCTTAAATCTCATGTTGCCAGTATCAAAATCTGCTTCCATTTGAGTGGCTAATGGCACTCTTTCAAAGTGCATAAACCCTCTTGGAGCATCTGTTAAGATGAAGAATGCATCAGTATCAGTTAAAAAGTCATTAACTACATAACCCTCTGGTAACATGCCAGTGGATCTAATAGCGTTAATGTCATTATCTGCTGTTGCAGTTCTTAAA